ATTCTTCAGCAGCTTAACAATTGTGTCATAGTCCACCTTCTTCAGCTCAGCCTGATCAAGCTTGAAGCCGACCAGGTCAGTAGCTTTAGATTCCTTAAGCAGCTCGCTAAACTTCATATCTTATCCTCAAGACAAATGGGGTCCTGTCGGACCCCATTTACGGTGTTACTGCAGCAGACCGCCGAGTGCCGAGCCGGTTACGGCCGGGATCAGCAGCTGTCGTACGTGGTCGAAACGAACTGTCAGGTTGATAGTAACTTTTTCACCGGTTGAGTAGTCAAGGTCGGTCCAGTCAACTGCTTGCAAGAAGCAACCTTCATACTTCCAACCTTCAACAACGATTTCATTACCGTCAAGCATTTCAAGTGTCATACCGAACTTGTAGCCGAAGGCTGTAGCTTCGGTGTTCAGCCATGGACCGGTTGCACCGATCAAGCGCTGTTGACGCTCAAGCTGAGTTTGAATTGCGTTCGTTGCCTTGTTGGTTACGTCATCTTCAACCGTCATCTGACACGGATCGAAGGTATGTTTGCCACCAACGTATGCACGCGAGTTGTAACGGTCAAGCTGAATTTCTTCGAAGTTCAGGCTTGGACGAGTGACGGTGATCACCTGCATTGACAGGTCATTTGGTACACCGGCGCTGGCACCAAGGTTGCCACCAAGGCCGGTGAACAGAACACGCCAACGGTTCTTGTGCTTTGGGTGCAGGATACCGTTGCCAACGCCAGCGATACCAGCTTGTGAAAGTGTAGCCATTGTAATAATCTCCTTAGCTAGAGAGCATATGCCTCATAGAGTACTCATGTTGCTATTTATAAAACACATCAGGTTAGAGGCACAATAATTGCTCAAGGCTTAAGACTTTGTATGTGAACCAGTGTTACGACATGGTTCGGTTGCTGGGTTGAAATACTTGCCGAAGAGGTTTTTCTTAACTGCATCATTGTTTGTTTGTGTTGGATCGGGTGCATCCATACCGCTGCCACCGCTACTCGGGTTTGTAGGCGCCGAGTATGGTGCATTCAACGCAGTGGTAGCCATTGTCCCATTATCAAATGGTACAAGGTTACCATTCTCATCATATTCGTTGAAACTATAGCTATCAATATCAGCATAGTTGATGGAGACACCCTTCACAACATCATTACGGAGCTCCATCGGTGGGCTAATCCAGATAGGGTAGTCAAATGTCAAGTTCCATGTCAGGATCCGACGATCAGTACCAATAGGATAATTTTCCTCATTGGAAATACCAGTTAAAGTCACCTTGGTAATCTTAGCCCAATCAAATGGTGAGTCATTAAACTGAATCTGAAGATCATAGTCAAATAGAATCAGGATTTGCTCAAGAATCTGATATGCTTGGTCAGTGTTCGATGTATAAATTGCCAGCTCCATCTGCAGGTTGTATGGAATAGGCATGACACGACGAATAGCCTTTACATCATCCGGGTATACACCGCCTTGCTCCAAGTATGTACGACGATCAACTTGGTTCACGCCGTGCATGCGATCTGGTGCAAGCTCAATGCCGGTCATGTAGCATGACATGATAGGAAGAGTATGCGGCTTGTTCTGTGTGTTTCCCGATGCAATGGCCGAAGCAACACGGTCGGTCGAACCGTACCGGATTGGAACTTCAATCTCATCAACCTCACCGCAGCCATTCTGCCCTGTGCGAACATGCAAGCCAGCAAATACGTTAGCAAATGCCATGACGGCATGCTTTAGCTGTTTGTTGTAGTAGTAATGACGAATCATGCATTATCCTTGTGAGTAACTGCAACCATGAGCAGCTTGCTAGCGCGTTGCCACCGCTTGATATCTTTCTTCTTGAGGGTTGCAAAAAAGTTACGAGTGCGCTTCAAATCATCTGGCACAAAACCGATAGCTTTTGCTGATGATGCGGTTGCAAATGCAATGACATCAGCTGGTTTTGCTTTTGGGTTCAAGCGGATAATTGATTTAACATCGGCAATCGATGACTTGATCCACGGATCATATTCAATCGGTGATGCAAGGTATTTAGCATGTGAGTAATCAGGCTCACTCTCATCAGCCGATTCAATCTGCTTTTCATGTAATACACCAAGGAAGATATGTTGAATAGCATGAGTCAGCTCATGTTGCAAAATACCGACATATTGGTCAAGCTTGAAGTTTAGCTTGACGTGCATCTTTTGATCTGGCTTGCAAAACTTATCAAGCGAGATCACAATCTGTTGCGGTGTCGGGTCATAATGTGCATTAGCCGTACCCAACACCTTTGGCGAGACGAAGTATACAAACAGCTTGAGAGTCTTCTTCTCAAGGGATTTATAAAGCTCATCGGCTGTCAAGTTTGCCTTTGCAGCAACACGCTCGACATAGCTATGTGGCATATCAGTAAAGTCAATAGTGAACCGTTTTGACTTGCTGCGAGGTGAATTCTTTAGACGACCAGCTTCCTCTGAATCATTGTCATCTAGCTTTGAGATACCATAGCGAGCCATTGCACTACGAAGCTCTTGAAACAATATGCTATATTCACGACCTTCATAGTTTGTTTCAAGCTCGTCTTTCATTGCACAAAGATACCAATAGACAGCAAACTGTGTCATTTCGGCTAGCATTTTCGGAGGGAGCTTGATCAGCCCCTCCCCTAAGAATTGTTTTAAGTTTGTCTTCATGGTTTGAAGTCTGGTGTAATAGATTGGTCTGATCCAAGAATTCGACTAATTGTACGCTTATGTGAGTCAGCCTTGATGCGGGTATTAACTTCAACAACAGCCCAGCGTTGCTTAGCTGCATTCCAACGAAGCAACCGTTCTGGCGGCCGAATTGACTCGGCAATCATAGTGTAAGTCTGACGGTGGTAATGACCGTCTTGAATATCGGCTGGAGCCGGCAATTGGTCACCAATTGTATAAGGCATGCCGTCTGGTGGGATTGCATCACCGACATACAAGTCATTGCCATCATAGCCGCCAACTGGGCCGAGCAATGGCATGCCAGACTGGATGTCAGCCGGGTCAGCACCAGTAAGCGGTACCTTGTCCTCGGCATCTTGCTTGATGGCTTCAGCAGCTTTGTATGCTTGATCATTTTGAAGCAGCATACCGGCCAAGAAGTCATCATCAGTTTGTGCACGGTTGACTTGACCTGGCAGACCCAGGATGTCACGATGCTCTACAGACGGAAGGATAGGCTGTGCATAGAAGCGATACAGCTGTGGCTTCCAGTTAGGTGTGTAGCCCTCTGTGCTCCAGCTAGTGTCGGTAACCTCAAGCCACTTACGAACTGGGTTCAAGTTGGTGTCATACTGTACTTCACCAGGGAGCTCTACAATGTCGCCTACAACAAGCGGTCGGCCTAAGGTTGAGATCAGCATTGCAAAGCTGCATGTGAAGATATAAGTCTGAGGCAAGTTGATACCAAATTTTGCCAGCTCAGTCTGTACATCAAGCAAGTCATATTGACACTTCAACATCACCGAAGTACGGCAATACGACCGATCACGATTCTCTAGCAGGAAGAAGTCTTGAATGTTGTCAATGGCAACAGCTGTTGCTTCAAGCAGTTGAAGTTGTACAACCTCCCATTGGGAGTTGGATGTCACGCCATTAAAGAACACGGGTACCAATCGATACGCATTGAATTTTGCATGAGATCGAACACCAACCGTTACTGGTTGGTCAGTATCAGGTAAGCGCACAACATCAATTCGTTGCCAACTAATACCATCATTTGATGCTTCAACTCGCACCTGGGTTGCACGGTTCTCTTTTTGTGAGCCTTGGGTGATGCGGATGCTACCTACTTGTCGCAGCACAGGTTGTGGAGACTGATAGCGTTCTTGTGGAGGACCAATCTTGTCCCATGCCTTCTTCGTGCCAAATGAATAGCCTAAGAAAGCAGGTTTGGTAAGCACATCGGAACCTTGCTGAACCGAACGCCATGATCTGTCATTTACACGGAATGCATCAAGCACATTAAAGCCTGAAGGTGTACCTGATGATAGCGGATAGCCATTTGAGTCCACCATGTCCATGGTAGAACCTTGGCTGTGCACCCCCAACATTGGGAAGATGTTAACTGGGCCCCCAGCAGCATTGAGAGCTTCAGCTTGCAAACCCGCAATGTAGTTTGCCTCTTTATCAGAACATTCTGACGTAGAGTAGTCAATCGTACCTACACAAATATTAGGAACTTGATACGGTGTATCGCTTTTGTCAAACGCAAACTTCAGATCAGGTACCTGATCACAGCCAGAGTTTACCGGTTGACAAATACCTGAGTCTGTAGCTGGTTTGTTGGAATCATCTGTGCAGCCCATGATTTTCCTTAACCGATGATAAACGGTGCGTAGAAGTTATCCGGGCCGTTCTGACCTACCTCGTAGTCACGAATCTGACGAAGGCAATCATCTTGTAAACGCTGACCTTCTGACATTAAGCTATCGGCGTTCAGTGATAGGCCACCACCAGGACCAGGTAATGATGCAAATTTACCACGAATATGAGCCAGCATGAACATCAGCTCAGCTTCAGCCCACTGCTGAATCCACTGTTG